GGAACTGGCGTGGTGTGGAGGGAGTATAGTTCTCCCCTACGATCCCCAATGGAGCTCCGTTGTCCGAACGGAGCAGGAGCTTCTTCTTCGGGAAGGTGTCCCCATTGGGGAGCAGAACCGGAGCCTCCCGAACCTCCCAGTTCAGGTCAGCTTCGCGCGAGGTTTGATCGATATCGGAGGTTGCTTCGACCCCCACCGTTTTGATGATGGAGCAGATTGTCTTCACGCCTTGTTATCTCTCCTTCACTCAAGATCTCTTGAGGAGCTGCTCGAGAGGCTTGGCCGTCTCGGCGTAGGAGGTAGGATCTGGAACGCCAGCCAGGAGGAAGGCCTCCCGACGTTCCACGCAAGTCCCGCAATTGCCACAATGGACATCACCGCCCTGATAGCAAGACCAGGTGTAGGCATAATCGACACCCAAACTGGCCCCCAGACGGACGATGTCGGCTTTCGTCTTGCGGACGAAAGGTCGGAAGAGGCGAATCTTTCGCCAGTCAGCTATCGCAATGGCCCGCGCTAATCGTCGGGTGAACTCTGGCCGGCAGTCCGGGTAGATGACATGATCGCCGGCATGCGCCGCATAGGCCACGCCATCAAACTCGTGTCCAATGGCATGACCGACAGCGATGCTGAGGAGGATCATGTTTCGGTTCGGGACGACGGTCTTCTTCATCGTCTCCTCCGTGTAGTGCCCCTCAGGCACCGGTACGGAGGGATCTGTCTGGGAACTGCCAGGCAGTCCTTTCGAGAGTCCTGACAGGTCGACGATCCATAGGGGCACCCCAGCTTTCTTGGCTTGGTAGGTGGCCATCAGGAGCTCGACCGAATGACGCTGTCCGTAATTGACGGTGACAGCACGTACCTCCCACCCTCGATCTAGTCCATACCAGAGGAGAGTGGTGCTATCAAGGCCTCCTGACAGGAGGACGACAACTTTCTTTCGAGTCTTCATCGATGACGGGTAGATGTTGCGGTGATAGACACTCCTCCTCGTGATTTCTGCCTGATGCTCACTCGGATGCTGTGAGGTTCCAGAGCCTCAAACAGATCTCTACAGATGATCGAAGCCAGCTTTTCGCAGAAATGACCTGCGTTTCGGAAGCTCTGGAGGTAGAGCTTCAGTGTCTTCGACTCCAAACATTTCTGGTCAGGGATATAGTTGATCTCTACCGTATACCAGTCCGGTTGGCCGGTGACTGGACAAACGGCAGTGACCTCATCGCTGACCATGGTAACCTCAGTCACTTCAGGAGGGGTTGGAAACGTTTCGAACCCCTGGAAATGAGTGACTCGACTTCCTAGTGTCTTGAACGGTTCTTCTTTCATTGGACGCTCTCCTTGTTATCGGCGATTCGGATGACATCCTCAGGGTCGACGAGATTCAGGAAATCCACCAGTTCAACGCCGATGAACCGGGCTCGGTAGTTCACTTCTTTCCCTTTCCATTCCCCTATCAGAGGGAATGAGAACTCAACGAAGGTGCGAAGTTGGTCCAGGTGGAAGGTCTCTTTGGTCCAGAGATCAGTGTACACCATAGTGAGCATCCGATCTCGTTTGTGGATTAGGAGCCAACTTCGAGATCCGGCATTCTTCCATTCTTCAATGGTCTGAAGCAGCGCCATTCCCCAAGGTGAAATTCCTTTCTGTCGGCTCTTCTCAACACAGGCGAAAGGAGTCCCAATTGTATTCCCACGCTTCAGCTCAATCGTAAAGACCTTTAGCAATGGCGCCCCAATAGGATCTATCGCAGTGATGTCTCCATAGGCACCGTAGGTCCGCAATCCTTTCTGACTTCGGATTGTGGCTCGACCCCCTGACTGGGAAGTTCTCCAGAACACGTCGTCTCTCTCATTATGAGTCCACCAGAGGGAGAGGAGCCGACTGATGTCTCGTTCAAATTGAGCACCTTTCATTTCTTCGTAGATGGCGGACCACCTCCGTCCACCCTGACAGAGAGATGTCGTCTTCTTCCAATTGCAACTTCGGAAATGGTTTAGGAGGATTAGGCATCGGGAGCGCGGTGAGCATTCGATTTCGCTTCCTGATATCTTCAGCGTTGCGAATGATTTCCAGGGCCCGGTGTCCTTCAGGGAGATGCCCGCGGACGAACTTCAGTGCTGTCTGTTTCCCGATGCCTGGAATACCTGGGACATTGTCTGAGGGACAGCCAAACAGTTCCCTCACAATAGTCCACCCGGAAGGTTCGAATCCGAACTCCTTCCGAAACCACCGAACTCCACGCATCCGGCGGAGGCGTGGTGAATACATGGAAACCTCAGGGGTGAGACACTGGAACAGGTCAGCATCATCGGAGACCATCACCAACCGATCCTCTTTCGTTATGGAGGAGGCCAGATACGCCAAGGCGTCGTCGCTCTCAAAACCATCGACACAGACCAGGTTCTTGTAGCCGATCTTGGGCAAATAGACAGAGAGGAGGTTATCAATCTCCCGATAAAGCTCACGCAGGGCCTCCCTCTCCTCAGGTGGGAGTTCCTTCCGACGCCGTTTCTGTTTGTACTCTGGAAACCAGTCCCTCCGATAGAGGTGAGGATGCTCGAAGCAGAAGACTATTCGGTCGGGCGTAAACGACCTCTCCAACTCTTGGAATTCATGCAACGTTGCCAGTATCGCTCTTTGGGCAGAAAAGCTACCCACTTCCCGCCTCCCGATGTACAGGTTGCGGATGCAAAGGAGGCTGACGTCAATGGCAACGATTTCCATGGATCAAACGTTGAAGGAGTAGTAGCAGAAGTTCCTTGAGTAGTACTCCAACGTGATTCTCACCTGATCGAGGCAGGGAGATTTGGTGTGGCAGCGTAGCAGATACTCTGCTGCCAACCGGTAAGCTGATTCTTCGGGCGAGGCCCCACTACACCGAAGGTTGCTCTCTTTTCCCTCAGTGATAATTCGCGCTTCCCAAGAATCAGACGGGACTCTGATGGTTAGGATGTGAAGTTTCATCTTTCGGAATCTCCTCAATTGGACGGGAAAGTAGCTTGGCAGTCAGTGTGACCGGAATGCCTCGCTCCTGGTGACAGCGAATCAGCCACTTCTCATTCTGATTGAGGCGCTTTCCTTCCCGGCTGCGTCGCGCCTTCGGATGGTAGTTCTCCGCCTGGTTCCTTTCGTTGTAGGCCAGAGCTTGGAGACGACGGAAGATGGCCTTGGTAGAGCGGTTCAGCTCTACTGCCAACCGTCGGGGATGAGCTCCTTCTAGGAAAGCATCCAAGAGACGGTCGGTATCAGCATCCGTCCAAACCTCAGGCTTGGGTCCCTCGAGGTCTAGCAGACCCTTCACTGGTAACGCGGTTTGCGTTGGACGCGACATTCTTCGTCGATTTGATGCCACACTTGAGCAGTGATCTCTTGGAGCTTGGGCTCCAGGCCCTGTTCTTCGATGTGGCGGATTAGCATTTCTGGCGTTCCTTCAAAATCGAACTCCGGGGCCGCAATCCCTCGCTTTCCTTCAGCTTTCACCCAGTGTTTCTGGTCGATCAGAAACTGGACACAGGATCCGACGTCATCAATTCCGTGCTCGTAGTAGATGGGAATCTGGACGATGCGGTCCTTGCCAATCTTGCCAGTGAGGCGATTCTTCTTGACCTCAGCAGCACACCAGATTCCTAAGGTTCGCTCTTGGCCCCGGATCATGCGTTTGATCTTTCCGGCAACACTGGTCCAGATTTCGAGGTGAGCATAAAACCGCAGTGCTCGACCGCCGCTACGTGTCTTGGTTTCGAATCCCATCCCGAGGTTGTCTCGGGTCTGGCCGATGATGATCAGGATGGAACCTGTCCGACGTAGGCCAGAGATGACATGGCGGAGGTGTTCGCTGTGGTATTTGGCCTTGCCGTCCCCGTACGAGCCTGTCAGCTCCGTCCCTTTCGAAAGTGCGTCGAGTTGCTTCCGAAACTTCTCCAAGGAAGCCAACGAACTGAGAGCATCTTGAGAATCCAGAACATAGATGAACGGTTGTTCACCTTCCAACGCAGCATGGATGTGAGCGTAAAAGCTCTCAACCGTGTCGCTATAGATGGGGGTTTTGTTCCTCACCTCAGGAGGTTCCATCCGCTCAGCGACCCGCTTGCCGAAGAACCGCTCGATGTCCATCAGCGCTCCCCCTTCGACATCATCGAAGATGAGCCGATAGTTGTCGAACCTGGGGTTCCGGCAGGCTTCAGCAAAGCAGGTCAAGCTGAGCCAGGTCTTCCCGGATATTGAATCTCCCACCAGGTAGTAGTACCCTCCCGGGATGAAACCTCGTTGAGGATGGTCAGTACAAGCGAGATTGAGGAGGGTGCTCCCCGTGGAGAGAGCACCCTCCATTTCGGCCTGGGTATGGCGGGGAATGAAGCTCATTCCCAGTCGTCATCCAGCTTCAGCTTGTTAGGTTTGGACTTTGGAGACGGTTCCTTCTTCAACCGTGCCTCCGTTTCCGCCCAACCGTCTTCATCCTCGTCTTCCTCCTCTTCTGTCTCTTCAGGGAAGTCGTCGTCTTCGTCCTCTTCAATGACTGGCTTGGGAGCCGGTTTGACAGGTTTGGTGGCCTTCGGAAGCTCCTCTTCCTCATCTATCACTTTGGGTGTAGATTTGGAAGCTGTCTTTGGAGCGGGTTTGGGAGGAGGTTTTTCGTCTTCCTCGTCCTCTTCCCAGCTTTTCGCTTTGGTAGGCGATTTCGCTGGCGCTTTCGCTTTCGGAGCGAACTCTTCCTCTTCCTCGTCCTCTTCCAGAGTTGAGGCTGGCTTGGTTTTCGGAGGTTCTTCCTTCCTCCTAGGGGTGTATGGGATTTCGTCCTCTTCATCTTCTTCCACCTTTCCTGGGTTCACTACCTGGGCCACTGCTTCGCCCTGGTAGAAGATGTCCTTGATCTGGTCGTACGAGAGATGAACGAATACATCGTCCAGACACACGACCTTCTCCAAGATCTCGTCCCCGTAAGGCTGTTTCCGAGGCTTGAAGTCGATGCTCTCGGCCTCTAGGTAGCTGAACGAACCGAAAGTCTTCTCAGTGAATCCGACCCGTAGGGTGAATCCATCCTCAAGGTGGAAAAATCGATCCCACCCTTCTTCCTCATCTGAGTTTCGGATTCGCGCATCGAGCAACCGCCCGAACAGGTGGTAGGAGACGTCCCAGATCTGCACCCCACGATCTGGGTCTCTCAGGTCGATGATGTTGAAGAGTTGGCGCTGTTTGGGTGCCAGATCCCGGATGAGCTGTTCGTTCTCTTCCCCTCCATTCCTCATTAACTCGGCCCGATACTCGCAAATCGGACAGGGTTGACGGAGGGTCATTCGAGGACAAACGATGGTGTCTTGGTTTCCCCCAATGGAACGGTGGGCATAATAGGTTCGCTCCCAGTGGAGAGAACCTGGGTCCGCATAGGGGTTTCCTTTCCCTACCACGTAGGGGAGGATGTCAATGTACATGACCCCAGCCTTGGGCCTGAACATGCTGATCCCCTCCGGGATTCGCAGGCAGGCTGAAAAGGTGCGGGATGTCTGCTGTTCTGCCCGAGCTCGGGCGTCAGTATAACGACGGTTACTGGTCGCTCTCATCTTCTTTTCGGTCTTTGGGTTTGAGGTGACGATACTTCCCTCGGAGGTACCCTACCACCCCGAATTTCATCACCATGTAGGAGACGATCGGTGGTAGGAAGATCACCGCGAGAAGGATCAAAATGATGTCAAGAATTGTCATCGGACTTCGCCTGAGGTTTTCCGGCCATCCGCCGGACGGCTGTCTTGGTCATCTCTTCTACCGCCTTCCTCCCCTCGGGGTCGGTCTTGACGGTAGAATAGTACCCCAGTGACAGCAGCTTGATCATCATCTCTAACGATGCCTTTTTGGCCTCCAATGCGCCTACAGCAGCTTGGAGGATGTCAAATTGCTGTCGGGCCTCAAGGAGGTTCTTCTGGGCCTGCTGGACACGCTTGTCCTTGATGACTACATCTTGAATCCCGGCCTCAGTCAGCTTGGCCAACCCGAAAGCTCGCGGGTCCTGTCGGACCTCACTCGAGACCTGAGCTTCAATCCGCTCACTCTCAATCCGAGCCTGGTCATAAATAGACCGCGCCTCAGCCAGGAGGTTGGAGACGGCGAAGAAGTTGGTCGGCAGCCGGATGCATTCCTTGTCCAGCGCCATGGGGTCAATCCTGGCGAGTTTCTGTAGATCCTCAACGCTGAATTCGAGCTTTTCCATGGCATGTTATCTGGTTTCCTGGCAGATTATCTGAGCGATTCGTTCGCGGTCTTCTTCCCCTGCGAACTTCAGTGCTGCCTCGTAGCTGTCGAACAGCGGAATGAAGGCAGCTAGACCCGAGTTCAAGGGCGCAACGGACTCTGATCCGATGACTCTCACTACGTTCCAGGGATAGGCCTTCATCACGGCCCAGTAGATGCGTGATCCGTTGACGGTGTTCCTCATCTGAAAATCGCCTCCCAGCAAGCTGCTGCCAGACCGGCATGCTTCGATTCGTGGAAAGGATGTGAGAAGATGTCGATGACTTTGAAGGCTTGCGCTGCCGCTCGACCACCCCCCAGCAGAACCTTTCTGGCGTAGGCCAGTGTCAGCCACCGGATGGTTTCGGGGTCTTCCATCTCCAGCTTCTTCAGCAGTGAAGCAGTAGTGGCCCAGTCCTTCTGGGGGGAGAAGAGTGATCGGACCAACTCGATAGCTTCCTCCTGTTGTTCAGAGGTGCTCTGAATCGCTTCGATCTGGTTCTCCTCACCCTCGACATGGAGTGCCTGCTCTAGGAGTACCAGCGCCTTCCGAGCCGAACCTTCTGAAGCTTTCGCGATCTCATCAAGGACCGTATCCGAGAGATCGCGCTTCTCTCTCTGGAGCACCTTGTCCAACAGTACCAAAATCTCCTTCTCCGTGAGCGCTCGCAGCTTGACCTCAGTACAGCGAGTGAGGACCGTTCGAAGCAGCTTCTGAGGATCTGTCGTTGCCAGGAAGAAGTAGACGTGATCAGGTGTGTCCTCCAGAAGCTTCAGGAGGGCATTCTGGGCATCGTTGGTCAGTTTGTGCGCCTCGTCAATCAACCAGATCCGGACCTTGCCCATCAGAGGTCGGACCAAAGAATGCCGGCGGATGGTGCGCACCGTTTCGACACCCTTGAAGTCGGCACAGTTGATCTCCAAGAAGTCACCCGGATCGCACTCCAGCTCCTGTGCCAGAATGCGAGCCAGAGTCGTCTTCCCAGTTCCTGAAGGACCTGAGAAGAGCAAAGCATGAGGCAGGCTGCCTTCTTGCAACATTTTGGACAGGAAGGCTACCGCAGCACCCTGTCCTATGATGTCTTCGAACCGTTTGGGTCGGTATTTCTTGTAGAGTTCCATCGGAGGAATTCCTTAACCTCACTTGTTATCTGTTTCGGGTCGTCAGGATGCACAAAGTATCCGTCTCGGAATTGGAAAGGTTGCTTTCCGTACCAGGACTTCTCTGGGTAGCAGATCTCATACTCGATCTGGGGTGCCACCACCAGCCAATCGAAGTGACGAGGCAGTTGGTGCATCGTGACATCCTCCACGATGCAGAGGTACTCTCGCAGTTCCTCTCGGACCACATCGGCCACGATGCTATCGTGGATCTGCCCGACGATCTTGCTTTGGAGCCCAGCTTTTCTCAGCCGGCGGTTGATTTGGATCAGGCTCCAGAGCAGACAGTGAAAGGCTGATCCTTGAATCGGGTAGTTCACCACAGCGTTCCGTGGGAAGAACCCCTGAACACGGAAACCAGATAGGAGGTCAAAATAGCCACGCTCTTGGTACTTCTGGTACCACTCTTTCCTCCACCTCCCATAATCGCGGAATCGACGGTTCCAGAAATCGTCCTCGACCTGCTTTACATGGTACTCGAAGGTTCCAGGCACCGGTTCCTTCTCCATGTCACAAGCTCCCAATTCACGAATTCCCTTGTCTCGAAGGTGGTCATACAGAGACCGTCCATCCGGTGCCTTTAGGTTCCCCTTCCGAATCCAATCCCACAGAGCTCTGGCACAGGACTTGTAGAAGTCCCCATAGAATTGCGGGAAGACGAACTTGTTCTTCGCTCCGTACCGGATGTCTTTGGTGACCTGGCTGGGCTCTAGACAGTAGAGTTGAGCTGCCAGATCTCGGTGCATATCCTTCTTTGGATCGCGAATGTAGCTGATGAAATTCTCGTCCCGGTGATAGGCTGCTGAGACGACAACCTCTATCCCTTTGAAGTCGTTCTCCACCAACAGACACCCTTTGGAGGGGATGAACAGAGATCGGACCAGACGCGAAGCTTCCTTATCACGGACCGGGAAGTTCTGGAAATTCGGTGAGTCAGATGAAGACCGGTAGGTCCGGGCCGTATGGAGGTTGAACACCGGATGGATCCGCCCATCCGGTGCGATCTCCTTCTGGATGCCAAACAGAAACGTTCCCAAGATCTTTTCGATCTTTAGGTATTCACCAATCCTCTGAATGATGGGGACGTCGACCTCCTGGAGCACCTCTTCATCAACCGACGGACGTCCTTTCTCCGTCAGCCGAGTGACCGGATACTTCAGCTCTTGATAGAGGATGTATGCCAATTGGTCACGGGAGGCGAGATTGGCATTCTCACCGAATCGCTTCCGCCAATGTTTCCAGAGTGGATCAGTGACGATCGCATGACGCAGCTTCAAGAGCCTCTGAGAAGCCTCCTCAATCGCCTCCTTCAACCGCTTCCGATGGATCCGAATGCCATTCTCCTCAACTCGGCTCAGTTCAATGGCACCATGGTGGAGGAGCTGGTAGCCTTCCTGGAGGAAAGGTTTAATCACCATATCCCATCTCTTGTCGTTGAAGCTTTGCCAGGTGCCACTCTAGCAAAGCATCCATGCCACCGTATCGGAGAAGAGTCCGTGGCTCGATCTCGGTGATCCGATTCAGACGACTCCGACCATTCCCGGTCAGGAAAGCTTCCACCTGCTGGTTGTAGGTAGGGACTCCGAGCCTCACCAGCGCCTGGAACTTCAGAGAACAGATACCTTGGCGGTTGTCCAGGACATGCGCCGCCAGCATGGTATCCCAACCCCACCTCACCACACCCCGCCCAAAGACGTGACGAGTCCAACGCTCCTCCATCTTCAGGTTCGAGGCGATTTTCCAACATCGTTTCGAGAACAGAACCTCGGCAGTCGCAGCTTGCGTCCGGGGAGTCCAAAGGAAGGAGATGGTATGCTTCCCATTGGAGATGGCACAGGAGAAGATTCGACCCCCTGGCGTCTCAGGCTTTAGACAGTTGGTCTCGTAGTCTACCGCCACCCATCCCCCTTCCTCTACAATCTCCCTGATTGTCTGTTCGATCTTGGCTTCATCGAAGGTGCAAACGATAGACCCGGTGTCAACCTGGGGACGGGGTCGATCTACCAGCTCAAAGGCACTTCTGAGATGATCTAGGACGGCTCGGTCGAGTACAGGATGGTTGGCACGGAGGAGATAAGCTGGGTGATAGGTAGGACAGAGCCAGAAGTCAGGCAACGGGATCTGCCACCCAATCCAACGTTCGAGGTTGCCGATGTCCTGCCAGTAGGGGAGCAAGACACTCTGGAGTGCCGATCGTCCCAAGGTGATGACTACCTTCGGACGTAGCTTCTTCAGGACATTGTTCAGGTTGGGGTAGCAATAGAGGATCTGATCAGGTGTAGGTGTAGCGTTCCGAACCGGCCGACAGATGACCGAGTTGGTGACCCAGGTGTCCTCATCTAGGTCTACTCCGATTTCATAGAGTTGAGTTCGGAGAAGTTGACCCGAAGTGCCGACAAAAGGTCGACCTTTCTCATCCTCAGTCTCTCCTGGGGCCTCTCCTACCACCAGAACCGAACGCTTGCCTTTCCCATAGGGAGGCATCTTGGGAGAACGACAATGCCGGTAGAGCCCACAGGCACCACACCGTGGCACGGTGGGGATATTCGCCTGATGAGAAGAGAGGGAAGTGTGGAAGAAACCCCTCATTCAGCCTTCTCTTGCTCTTCAGCATTCGGTTTCCCCAGCACAGTGACGTAGACCCAGTTCTCTCCTTCCACCTTCAACCGTTCATCACTGATTTGAGCGTCCGAATAGTGCTCGGAGAGGTGCGCCAATAGATCAGGAGAGATGAAGAACCGCAGCTCTGGACCTCGGTATTGGACACGCTTCACCTCACGATACCAGCCGCTCAGGCCTCGACCTTCAAGGCGGATGCGATCTTCCCTCAGAGTGACTTCAATCAACGGGTCACCAGCTCTGTCTCGTGCAAAGACAGCCGCTCGTTCACTGGCTTCTTTCAGACCCTGTGGGATACGGATGGGATAGCCCTCAAATCGCGTCAGTGGAGAGAGGTCTGGATACTCATCCGCGAACCGCCGACACGACAACACCAACCCTGATTCGTTCCTGAAGTGAATCCAAGAGGGGGTGAGGCAAACTGATTCCATTCCTAGATCCAAGATCTGAGAGAGGGAGGAACCCCGAACCAATACCTTTTCAGTCAGACCCGTCGGAAACCGGTAGCGAATCATCTGGAGATTGTCACAACTCTCCATCCCTTTGGGAGTGAGATGAATACAGGTCAGCAGGAACTTCGATTCATCTGTCGAAACACAATGGCGTACCAGCTTCAGTGCCTCCAAGAAGGTCTTGGGCAGAGGCTTCCACTGGTCTTCGGATGGGTTCTCAACCTGGTTGATAGGCAGGTGGATCTCAGCATCCTTCACCATCCCGAAAGCTCGACGCTTCCCTTTGAAGATGACTTCACCATTCTCTCCTTCCTCCACTGTCAATTCGGCATCAGGAAGCTTGTCGAGGATGTCTCGAAGGACCTGAGCCTGGATGGCACCATTGATTGGGAGGACGGTTCGCTTCCGACAGGCGATCTCGTCATTGAATGTCATGACGACACCATCCTGAAAGCAGAAGCAGGAGCTCTGCTCGATGAATTCTCGGGAGCTCAGGCCAGGTTTGACTTGGTCAAGATCCCTGATCAGTTCCTCGCGTTGGATTGTCGTGGCGCTCATGTTTGATTCTGAGGTGTTCAGCCAATCGTTTGGGGTAGGCTTTGTCCCGGGACTCCTCATGGAGGAACTTGTACGTCAGCATGACGTGAGGTTTCCGTCTGGGAATCAACGTCTCTGGCAGTGATCGCCAGACACATCCTCCTGAGAAGTAGATGCGCATATCAGAATCCAAAGCCTCTCCGATAGGCTATCGCATGGTCTTCAGCGATAGCAGGGTCCAATCGGTTCTCCCGTGAGGAGATAAAGTTCTCCAACTGTTTCAGGTAGTGGAGGTTCACCATACAACGGGCCGCATAATCTGTCGGGCATTCTTGGGCCACATTCATTTTCATCTCGTCCTCATCTACCCAGGTCTGAACCTGTTGCAACCAGGCATCAACCTGACTACGAATTATCTTGGGGACGTTGGTGTAGTGGGACCATTTTTCAGACCGTTGAGGGGAATCGTTTGAGATCGCTACGAGTGTCGGGGGCCGATCATACCGCCACCTCCCTTCTCGATCTCGTTCTGGAATCAGAATCCCCCCATAGGCAGCGATCTTGATCCAACTAGCCGAGTCCACCGACCACCAGGGGTAACGCATCATCAGCTCCCAGGAAGTCATGGCGAACCCATGCGTCCGCACGATGGGACGGTATTGGTTCGAGGCAGGACACAGCAGCTTGAACAGCCCGTCTGCCCATTTATAGTACCCACGTTTCGCCACACCTTGGCCTAGTCCGCCCACACCGAGCAGATCGTAGCCTTTCTCAATGTACCGCTCGACGAACTGGAGCGGCGTCTGGAAGTGTACTACAGGCACAGGTCGAAGTCCATGCTCTTGCTCGAAGTAGCATTGCACCTCCCAGGTCAGTTGGGGATTCGATATCACGTCCACCGTAGCGAAGAGGAGGTCTTCATTCCGGAGACACTTCATCAGGTAGGCGTATTGATCGCAGTACAACCTGAAAGCTGACCCTTTCTTCAGAGAGTAGAACGAGAAGTCCCCTTGGGTCCACCGTCCTGGAGGGGCCTCCAATTCCCGCCCATGCTTTCCAATGCGTTCTTGGAGCTTCAGGACGTGGATGTTGTAGAGGGAGTGCGCCCCACTATCGATGAAGAGTGATTCCGAATAGAATTCCATCAGTGTGGTGTGTAGGCGAGAGACAGGAACTCTTGGCGAACCTTGCCATCTTTCAAGAATTCCCCACGGAGTGCACTGGTCACGGTATGGTGACCCTGTTTACAGATTCCCCGTGACTCCATACAGAGGTGACGAGCTCGAATCACCACCCCCACCCCTTTGGGTTTCAGGTGCGTGTCCAACGCATCAGCGATCTGTCTCGTCAATCGTTCCTGTACCTGAAGTCGTCGAGCGTAAACGTCCACCAATCTCCCTATCTTGGAGAGGCCGACGATCCTCCCATTCGGAATGTAGGCCACCGTCACAGTCCCGAAGAACGGGGCCAAGTGGTGCTCGCAGTGGGAGTAGAAAGGGAGATCCCTCACGACAACCATTTCATCATAGTTCTCTCCTCCATCTTCAAAGGCTCGGAGGATCTTCTCAGGGTTTTGGTGGTAGCCTCGGGTCCATTCCCTCCAGGCTCTGACCACACGCTTCGGCGTATCCCGAAGCCCTTCACGTTCCGGATCTTCCCCGATGAAGAGGAGAAGATCTCGAATAGCTTTCTCGACCTGTTTCATCAATAGCCTCTCTCAGGGTCTCCACCCAACGGAACTGGAGGTTGAGAACGGGAATCGAGCTGGTCAGCTCGGTAGAGTTTATGCACTTGCCACCCAGCTCGAAAAGGATCACCGTGCTTCAAGACCCATTGGACGATAGCTCGACGCAATTTGGGATCTTTTCGGTGTCCCCACTCAGGGTGAATCCAAATCACAGGCTGGTTGGGATTCAGGTAGAATTGGGCATCCCACAGGACCTTCCAATAGAACTCGAGGTCATCGGGCGTCTCGACGATGATCTTGAACTCATGGGCTTTGTCAATATTCTCCTTCAGTGGCAGTTTCCACTTCTTTGGAGACAATGTGATCCAGTCGACGTCCCCTTGGATCGGAAAGCCTCCGCTCGTCTCCAAGTGGATGCGTGGGATAGGGTCTCGATTCGCCTTGAGTGCCGCCACCAGCGGACGCAAGTCGTAGATGCTGGGTTCTCCTCCGGTGATCACCACTATCTCAGCTTTCGTCTCAGCGGCCTCCTCAGCCAGTTGCTGCTCGTCCATCCGCGGGACCTTAGCCGGTTTGAAGTTCGGATGCCAGGTCCCAGCCGAATCGCACCAGGGGCACTTCACCGGACATCCATAGAGCCGAATAAAGAAAGCCCGACGCCCCAGATGAACTCCTTCACCTTGGATGGTGAAGAACCGCTCGTGTACGAAGTATTCCATCAGAATTTGACGTTGGAGGAGTTCTTCTCGTCCTCGTAGCAGGTGACCGAAACCACCCGCACTCCTCGGCTAAAGCTGCTGGGGTTTCGGTTCAGGATCTCCTGAACGTTCCTTCCAACCCACCGAGCCAGACCTTCCATCGAACAGTCGGACACCTTCACGATCTTGAAGAGGTGGCGATTATTGGAGACTGCCTGGAACTCGGCATCCCACTTCAGGAACTTCAGCAGGAGAGGATCATCAAGGTTCAAGAGGATGGTATGGTCGAAGTTCTCATCGAACCACGCCTTGACGTCATCCATCTTGCCGACGTCCAGGATGAATCCGCATGGGTCCAGCTTGTCGGCAGTCAAGGTGACCTCGAAGTACCAGTTATGTCCGTGAACTTGAGCACAATGCCCATCGTGTTTCGGCTGACGATGGGCGGCTGGATACGGACCGAATCGTTTCGTGATCGTCATCATAGCTCTGTTTTCGCACTCTCAGGAGTGGGTTTCAGCCGGTACACGACCATGACTCGGCGCTCTACCTGACCCCTGACCATCATCCGGTACAGACAAGACCGGACCCGGTCCAGAGAGAGGTCGGCACTCAGTGCGATGGCGTCCTCGTCTTTCCATTCAGGTGAGAGAACCGCAGCCACTCGTGAGGCATAGGACCCTTTTCGAAAGCCAAACGCATCGATTAAGGTGGGATTTTTGGTTTTCACCAGCCGGATCTCCGGCGTCTCTTTGATCATGCGGAAGAAGCTCCGGAGCCGAATCGGAACCTGATCTATGTTCAGCTTCTCCGGAACTTGCTTCAGGTACCTGACGATCTTCTCGTCAGACCACTCGTGGGGATTCTGGAACCCGATCCCTTTCAGAAAGGTAATGGCTTTTCTCCGAAGGATCTGCATGGTGTATTATCTGTTTTACCAGGAAGAGACGACGCATGGACAAGAGACAGCCAGCTCTGAGGCCGTGTACACCACTCGAGAGGTGCTATGGCGACCACGCCTTGCTACCACCCAGTTGAGGCGGTAGAGGCCCATCCATTTCTCGGCTTCTGTCTGGTTGATGCCGATCATCCCAGTCACGTGAGCATTCTTCCGCTTGTCTTCTGAGAAGTTCGAAGGGCCGATCAAGTGAGCCGAATAGGCTGGTGCATCCGTCTGAGTGGCTGTGATCACCAGACAATGAAAGTCAAGGGCGATCCGACGCAGAATGATCCAGGTGCGATTGACCTGGTGACGGACATCTTGTCGGCTCGTCTCAGGCTCAGGCTTCAAGAGATCGGCATAATCCACCACGATCACATCAGGAACCCAACCCCGACGGATGAATTCTCGGACGTCGGATTCAATGGCAGAAGCAGAGACGATGTAGCCACCTTGCCGCTTCAGTCGGAGGCGGGGCTCTTTAGCCCCGATCGATTCTTGGAACCGGGCCAACGCTTCGCAAGCTTCTTTGGCTGAGAGACGTTCTTTGAACTCTCGATCCTCAGCCATCACAGTCCGCTCCTTCCCTACCACCCTGATCTCTTTAGGCCAGCGAATATGCCCAGGACCGATAGGGCGTCGAGCGATGCGAGTGATCAACCGTTCTTCCACCTCCAATTCGGACATGTCTCCGAGGACGTAGTAGAGGACCCGACGCCGGGACTTCAAGGCTCGATATACCATCTCCATCAACCAGAAGGACTTCCCGCGCTTGTCAGGACCGGCGAAGGCCACGAAACAGGTCCGACGAAGCTGTTGGTGAAAGAATTCGCCTAAGGCACCTGGGAGGTGGATGATGTCTTCTTCCTGTTCCGAACGCAAGGCTCGACACACCAGCTCTTTATCAAACGGATTCAGCCAGGTGTCAGTGGCGAGATCAGCTCGCTGGAAGTTAACCACCTTGTCTTCTGCCTCCGCCAGCATCCCATTTCGGATCATCTGGCCCAGTTCCTCGTGGAGGCGTTCGAGGCGGAGACGCCTGAAATATTGGCCTGCCTTGTCGATGATGAAATCTTCATTCAGTTCCTCAGGCCGCTGCTCTCTGATGAGGTTGAGGAACTGTTCCATCAACTCGACCTGATCGGGGTCCGTGTTCTTCTCAGCCCATTCCTGGAAGTAGGTCCAGAGGGCTTCTCTTGGAGGTTGGTGGTACTTGGCCCAATGTTCTCGGCACCACCGCCAACACCGATTGGACCAAGGAGCTCGGAAAGGTCGGCTCTCCTCACCCAAGTGAGTCACCAACCGGTCGAGCACCCCCGGATGGAGCGCCGCACCCGCCAAAATCCAGTGCTCTTCCGAGACGGTAAAGTCTTGGACTTTCATCCTCAAAGGTTATCTCCGATGAGAGACTGCCAGACCTTAAGGGGTCCTCCTGTCAGGAACCACTGGAGAGATTCCGGGTCATGTTGGGCCAGTTTCCATCGCCATTCTTCATACACCTGAGCTGGAGGTTGAGGGTAGTTTCGATAATCTCTAAAATAAGCAGATTCAATCTGGGGGAACTTCCGGCAGAAGGATGGCAAGGTCAAACAGCTAGGCACAAAGGGACGTCGATAGTTCCGGAAATACCACCGCATGAGATGGTCGACCCAAATCAGCTTGTTCGTTGCTGGGACATCTTCTCGAACTATGCCTGAATGGGGATGGAGCAGCTTCAAGAAAGCTCGAATGGCCAGATCCTCGGTACTGTATGGGTAGGGATGATTGCTTCGAAAGTATCGATGGTGGTTCTGTGCGAATCCTCGATAAGCTCGAATCCAACGTCCCCAATCTGACCAATTGTGTTGGGTGATCAGGTCGGGAAGTGTACTGGTCGAATAACCGAATGGCGATCGAAACTTCTCGATCAAGAATGGTGGTATGTAGATTCTTCGAGTCGTTTTTTGTTTCATCTCGACAAAAAGTCTGGAGGTTCTGATGTTCTGTCTTTTTGTCTTGTTCAAACAAAAATTTTTCATTCTAGTCGATCTGACTTTTTGTTGATTTGAAAAAAAAATTTCTTTACATTTACACCTCTCACCGAGAGGTCATGCGAATGTAAATGAGCATGAGCTCTCTCGTTTTTGTCGATCTCACAAAAAGTTTTGTTACAGATTCGAAGGATATTTTTGTCGATCTCACAAAAAGTTTCGTTGCGGACTGACATCGACTTTGTTTCATCTGAACAAAAAGTTCAGAGCAGTTCCCCGGGAGTCTCGTCCTCAGGTTCGGAGTAGGCTTCCTGGAGTTCGCGTTGGATCATCTTCTTCAGTCGGAACATCCTGAGGGTCCTTTCGGTCTTCCCTAGATACGTCGGATGAAAACCGGCCGGTGTGTCGTCGATCGGGTGCCAGGCATCACGTACCGGTTGAGGGAGGCGGTAGGGAGGGAAGACGCGAACGTGCATCCATCCCGGTGGACGTACCGGATGAGTCGATACCATGCCCAGTGCCTTCAGTCGACGAAGGATCAGGAACCACTGCCGAAGAGAGAGACCGACCATCATGATGGCTTCTTTGGTCTTATAGTAGGGAGGTGCCAGGTTGATCAGGTAGGCCATCACCAGAGTCTCCGTTGCGTTAAGCTTTCTCGTGCGAAAATCCCGGATGAGAGCGGCGGGAAGTATCCAGAAGGTATGTTCCTGGGGGTTCATGGGTCCAAACCTGATAAACGCCGAATGAGCCGAATCTCACGAGGGGAAGCAGATCCGGGGTCTTTGGCGTCCAAGACGATGTTCTGTGTTCGGCCCGGGAAGGTCGAGAGATATCGGCAGAGCTCTCGAGCTCGTTCCTGGGCCACTGGTTCATTGTCGAAGCAGATCGTCCTGAAAGGAATGGCTGCCAGGCATCGTACCTGGGCCAGTGAGTATTGGGTGCCGAAGAGGGCTCCGGCTCCCGGTCCGATCTTCCAGACATCGAATGGGCCTTCGACAACCACAATTGAACTATAGCAGAAATCGAGGCCGTAGACGATCTTTTTGTGTGGGATCTTCTCCTCTTTCGCTGAAGCCGAGAGGTACCGTTGCGCCACATTGCCGATGGCTCGAGTGGTCCAACTCACCCGTTCTCCCCGAAAGAAGATGGGGATGTAGATGCGCCAGCTGAGTCGTGGGGCGATTCCAATGCCTTCGATCTGCCAGGTTTTGACGATCTCATCCGGATCTAACCCACGCTCAATCAGGTAGTTTCGGTGAGCGGGGAGGAGTGGACCTCGGTGGGAAGGTTCCCGCAAGACACCTTCAGCTCGAGGTACAGGTGGAGGAGGGGCGACTTGGTGCTCCTCCATCCATGCGCGCACCTGATCCCACCGGACACCCAGTGCCTCCCAGACGCGACGTGTCGGCAATCCTCCACACCGCCAACAGGAGAAATAGTGGAAGAGCAGGTTGTATCCCAGGTGGAACCGGTGGGAATTCTTCCCACAGAAAGGGCAGTCTAGTTGGATCCACCCTGGCCGAGCGTGGTGATGTTGCCCGGCGAGGCGAATTTCAATGCCGATTTGCCTGAAGAATGCCTCCATCGCCAACTTCCTCGTCCGAATGAGCGCCGGTCTTTATTGGCGTTCTGGAGCGGAGGTCCTCCAGGAGGGCGGTCAAGAGATCGAGGCTGTCGGAGGTGGCAGTTCCGTGTAGCACTTCCTCCAGGATCCGTGCCTTCTTCTGGAGGAGACGCATCTGCTTCTCCTCCAAGGTACCGTGGGCGATGAGATAGGTGATTTGGCAGGTATGGCGCTGGCCGATGCGATGAATCCGATCTTCGGCTTGTATCAGCTCAGCCGGCGACCAAGGGAGATCAATCGCCACGGCATGGTGGGCTGCGGTGAGGTTGATACCCACCCCTGCTGCGATCCAGTTTCCCAGCAAGACCCGAGTCTTGGAATGGTTCTGAAACCGCCGCACCACTTCAGGCCGGAGGTTCTGGGGAGTACGGCCATCAATCACCACGGCAAGGGGTGATCCGAGCCTCTCCTTCAGCCAGTCAATCATTGCCGTGTGACCGGTGAAAGCTACCAGCTTGAGGTCAGGATTGGCTTCGAGGAAATCACGAATCCACTGGAGCACCCAGTGGCGCTTCTCTTTGGCTACCCATCGGAGCAGGTAGCCGATTCGCGTGAGCGCCTGGTTGCGAGCAGCACGTTCTACCCGATCGGGGCGGATTGTCGCCAGCCACCCTAAAAAATCGTCCTCAGCCATCCGGTAGGTCTCCATGTCTGGCAGTTGGCCGAACACCACACGCCTCTCTTTCTCAGGTAGTTCATGGAGGACCTCTACCTTTCGGCGTCGAATCATCACATGCTGTCTCAAGATTCGGTGTAGCTCTTTGAGGTTCGTAGCTCCCCGGAACTGCCACCCCCAAGGGGTCCATCGAGGCGCACAATACCGCCAGGCGAACTTCTCACGAGATGGGAAGAGTTCAGGTCGAATAGCCTTTAGTACCGTCCAGAGTTCGATGGGACGGTTGGAGAGGGGTGTACCGCTCAGGCCGATTACCGAAGGGACACCTTTGACCAGTCGGAGAGCAGCTTTGGTCCGTTGGGCCGTTCCATGCTTGATGAAGTGGACTTCGTCCAAGATCACGCACTTGGGTTTCAGTGCCAAAAGGCTGGGTAGCCAGGCAGCCAAGATGTCATAGTTCAGGACGAAGAATTCTCCTTGGAGTTGCTTTACTGCCTCAGGCCGCCCGTTCAACACTTCGAGCGGAATGCGGAAGTGCATCCAGGCCTCGGCTCGCCAGTGGAACTTCACACTGGCCGGAGTGACGATCACCACCGGTCGCAGCTCGGGGTGACGATAGATGTAGGCAAGGCTTTGGATCGTCTTGCCTAATCCCATCTCGTCAGCGAGGAGGGCCCGACCGCCGAACCTTTCAATGGCGGCCAGACCCTCCTCTTGGAAAGGGCGTAGCTGGACCACGTGGACCACGAAATGTTATCTGGCCCAGGCCTCTCGAAGGGCCGTGGTGACCTGCTCGACAGTGTCGTTGATCCGCTTCCAGCTCCACCCCTTGGAATGGAGGATCTTTTTCACCTCACTCAGGAGCCGTTTGGGCGTCAAGGGGCGCCCGATGAGCTCCTGAGGAGTCTCAAGGAGCATCTCTACCAGGAGCCTGGCGTCCTCGCCAAGCTCCTTGACCAGCTCGACCGAAGGGGAATCGGTCGGTGGAGCTACCCCCGCCATGTCCTCCACCACCTCCGGGATGTAGAAGACTCGCTCTTTGGACCGTTTCATCACTACATCCTTGAGGTGGGTCCAGATGGTGAAGTAGCACCAACTGGAAAACTGAGTTCCCCGTTCAGGTCTGTACGACTCGACCGCTTTCATGAAGGCCAGGTGGGCCTCCGAAAGCGATTCTTCGTACGAGATGGGATACCGTTGAGCGGTTTCCCAGGCCAGTTTGTGGATGATTTTCTCAACCGTTCGGTATAGGAGGTCGACGTTTTGCATAGGCTTCCTTTCTAGCAGGCCTTACTGGGGCCTGTCAACGTTCAAAAAAGCAGGTTGCGTGCTGAACCTTAAGTCGTTGAGAATCAACATGTGGTGAATTTTCAAGATGTAAAGAAAATGTACACCGAAAACGCGATTTCGTTGACAACTTCCACAGAGTCAGCGTTTTCCCTGGGTGTAGCAAAAATTTACACGGTGTAAAAGAGATAACACACCGTGCAATTCCAACAGCTAGTACTCCGTGATTTTCAGGCTCACTCCCACCGAGTGGTGAACTTCGGGCCGGGCATCACCACCATAATGGGCCCCACCGACATCGGGAAGTCGGCTATCCTGCGGGCTCTGAGGTGGGCTTGTCTGAACGATTTCGCGGGAGATGATTTCGTTCGCTACGGTGCGAAGAAGGCAGAGGTCACACTGCTGGTCAAGGAAGGAGGGAAGGAATGGGAGATCCGAAGGACCAAAGGTTCTAGCCAGAACACCTACCATCTGAACGGTAAGGAATACAAGGCCTTCGGTACTGGAGTCCCTGAAGACATCGAACGACTCCTGAGACTGGCCCCCATCAACTTCCAAGACCAGCATGACCCTCCGTTCTGGTTCAGTGAGACAGCAGGGGAGGTCTCCAGGAGATTGAACTCCGTCGTAGACCTCTCCCTGATGGATGAGGCTCTGGGGTACGTGGCCGGACAGATCAGGAGACTCCAAGAGAAGAGGACCTGGCATGAGGAGAAGTTGAAGTCCTTGGAAGCCGAGATGGTGCAGTTTGAGGGGTTGGAAGAGAAGGCCCGAGATTTTCGAGAGGCAAAGGCTCTCCTGGCTGAATGGGAGGGGGTCCAGAAGAGGCGACAATCCCTCCAATCTCTGATTGAGAACCTCCTCTCTATCCAAGATCAGGCAGCCCCACTGAAGAGATTCTGCCAGGAAGGAGAGGCGCTTCTGAAGCAGATCGACGATTGGAGAGAGAAGAAAGCTTCGGTCCAGAGGCTCAGGAGGCTGGTAGAACAGGCAGAAGAGATCCATCAGACTCTCAAAGAACCCGTCCCTGATTTGGACGAGTTGGAAGAGGCGTGGCAGAAGTTGAAGGAGATTTCTTCTCGTAAGGAGACTTTGGCCCTCTTGATTGCCAAGGCGTCTGCCTCCTTGGATCAGCTCAATCGTGCCAAAGAAGAGATGGAGAAGGCAGAAGAAAAACTCCATTCTCTCAGAGGTCAACCTTGCCCTGTCTGTGGCCAACCGTTACCATGAAACCACTCGCCACTTTCGTCTCGGACATTCACCTCTCGCTCCATCCTCCAGCCTGTAGGATGGAGGAGGACTGGCTTTCCGTTCAGAAGAGGTACCTGGGCCAACTCAAAGAGATTTCGGAAGGATCGCCTATCTTCATCGCAGGGGATCTGTTCGACCGGTGGAACCCTCCCCCTGAAGTTCTCCATTTCGCCTTGAGGGAACTACCGGAGAACTGTTTCGCAGTACCGGGCCAGCATGACCTCCTGAACCACCGTTTGGACCAGATGCATCGGAGTGGCTATGGAGTTCTGGTGGCGGCAGGGAAGATTCAAGATCTCTCAGGGGGGAAGGAAGAGGTGGTGGAGGGGAGATTTCGAGTTCGGGGCTACGGTTGGGGAGAGGAGATCAGGCCTCCCTCCAATGGTCTTCCTGTCTGCCTCCTTGCGCACCGATACATCTGGAAGGAGGGGAGATCTCACCCTGGAGCCTCCCCTGAGAACCACTATTCTCAAATGAACCTTTCCGGATACCGGTGGGCTGTCTTCGGTGATAATCACAAGGGATTCGTGATTCGGCTGAAATTTGGGTCTCTGGTCATCTGCAATTCAGGCACCTTCATTCGTCGGAAGTCAGATGAAGTAGACCTCCAACCTGCGGTCCACGTGATTGATTCGAAGTTGCAATTCAAATCCTACCTCCTGGACACCTCAGAGGACAAGATCCGTGAGGTTGCGGAGACAGAAGAAGAGAGCCACCCTCTCAATTTGGATGCTTTCATCTCTTCCCTGGAAGGTCTAGGAGAAGCAGGCCTCAACTTCAGGGAGGCGGTCGAGATGTATGTAAAGAACCACCCTGAACTGCCTTCGGGTGTGGTGGAGATGCTCCTTCACTCTTTATCTCACCATGAAAACCTTGACTGAGATCGAATACCAACGAATCAAGAAACAGGTTCAGGAGGCACGAGCCTCCTTTGAACGGGCTCGAGGGGCCTGGCAAGAGATCATGTCTCGGCTGAAGGAAGAGTTCCAGGTCGAGACGATGGAAGAGGCTATGCACCTCCTTGAGGAGATGGAAGCAGAAGAGAAGGAAGCGGCAGAGAAGGTCAACCAAGCCTACGAAGCCTTTCGAAAGAAATGGAACGCCTAAGAGATTGGTTTGAGCGGCAGGAGAAGGACCTCGAGGGTATGCTGGCCCAGAGGGACCTCTTGCGCCGGCAGATCGAAGGCGAGAGGCGGGCTCTCGCCGGTGTCTCAGACCAACTCCAATATGCTGTCCAAGCTCAGCAGATCCTCCAGAGCCTGGCCCAGACAGTACAGGAGAAGGTCCACCAGAGGATTGTCGAGGTCGTCTCCGCCTGTCTCTCGGCTGTCTTTGAGGAACCCTACCTCTTCACGATCCGGTTTGAGAAGAAGCGAGGTCGGACAGAGGCACGTCTTTTGTTCGTCCGAGGGGAACTGGAGGTTGATCCTCTCACCGCTTCAGGTGGAGGTGTGGTGGATGTGGCTGCCTTCGCTCTGCGTGTCGCTGCTCTCTCGCTCTACCGTCCTCCACTCTCTCGAGTTCTGGTCTTGGACGAACCTTTCCGATTCGTCTCTGAGCAGTACCAACCTCGAATCCGGGCCATGCTCGAAGAGATCTCTCAGAAGATTGGGATGCAATTGGTGATGGTAACCCACAATCCCATCTATGCCACCGGAACGGTTCTGAACCTCGAAGAAGAATGAAACCGGTGAACTGGTGTCGAGAGGTATTGCCTATCATCACTCCAGCTCAGATCGCCCGACGAGTGAGGGAGATGGCAAGGGAGATTCGGAGAGACTACTTCGGTCGAGATCCGGTGGTGGTAGGTGTGATGAACGGGTCGTTCATCTTCCTGGCTGATCTGATCCGAGCATTGGAGATGCCTCTCCAACTGGACTTCATGAGCGTCTCTAGCTACCGAGACGGAACTTCACCGGGTGCATTGAAGGTCACCAAGGAGATCAGTTGTGACCTCCGCAATCGTCATGTCATCGTGGTGGACGATATTCTAGATACGGGGCGGACGCTGCGGTTCATCGTTCGTACGTTGCGGCAGAAAGGGCCGGCCACCATCCGTATATGTACCTTGCTGGACAAACCGGCTTGTCGCCAAGTGAAGATCCGAGCAGACTACGTCGGGTTTCAGATTCCGGATCGATTCGTGGTAGGTTATGGTCTCGACAAGGGCGGGTGGTATCGGAATCTCAGGTTCGTAGGCGTCTTCCGAGAGTCGCCTTCTTAATCTCCTGCTCGAGAGGGGAGCGTTTTCTTCGTTCGCATCTGGTAGGCATCTTGGATTCGCTTCCAATAGGGGAGCGTGGCACTCTTCTGGTCTCCCCTCGGTCCGCCATTGTGCACTCGAGCCATCCGTTCGAAATCCGTCTCCGGGGTCTTCCACCGGCGCATGTAGGCCCGAAAGATGCGTTTAGACCCCTCTGCAGTGAAGACTTGTTCCCACTTCAGATCAGGGTCGACAGTCTGTGCATCTTGGAAGTAGGCTCGACTGATTTGGGCCGGCCCGAATGACCGACCGTTGTCTCCGATGGCGTCGGTCTTCCCTCGACTCTCAACCCAGATCAGGGCCTGGAAGAAGTCGTCGAAGGTGTCAGCTTGCGCGACTAGATTGGACGCTAGGAGAGCCAGACAAAAGTATCGGCTCATCTTGTTGAGTAGAGGACCACATAAAGGAGTGGATCGTCTCTTTCGAGAGGGTCGAACTGCCAGCAGAGGACATGCCAATCCTCAAGTTCAGTGAACTGGATTCGGAGCAGTTCTTCTTGACCCTTAAAGATCGCCAGACCTGGGAATGACCTGTCTCCTTCTACGTGGGAACAAGAATAGATCTCAAGAGCCTGTTTTCGCTGTCCTTTCAGGAAGAAGAGATAGGCACGAAGTCGGACTTCAGGTGCCACCTCGAATGAGGCATCTGAAATCAGGTCGGGACGACTGAAGGTAACGCCTCTCACACTCTATAATCTCAATTCTGTTCGGGGTTGAACAGCATCTTCTCTTGAAGGGACTCTAATCGCTTTCGATCGAAAGGCTTCAGCACAATAGCCTTCTCCATCAGGTTCTTGAGCGTCTGACTCTTGTCGTCTGTGATGAGGGAAGAGAGTTCAACAGGATCCATCCGATCTCCTATGCTCTCTACTATGGTCCGGAGCATCAGGCCCAATCCCTTGAACTGTTCAGCAGTCAGATTGACAAGTTCGAGGAGGTCTTTGTACCCAGAGGCTGCCAGTTCCTTCTCAGCACTCTGGAGGCACCTCCAGACGATTTCAACCTCCTCCTCGGTGATCCCGAGTTTCGAGGCGATCATGTGATTGGACCATCCGGCCCGCTTGTATTTCGAGATGTATGCTACATCAAGGGGTTTCATGGGCGTTGAAAGGCGAAAGATTTGATGCTCTCCCTTCCTCCAATCGTAGTCTCGAGATCGTTGATTTCGAGACAGTAGAAATGAATCTCCTTCATGAAGGAGATCAGTCCTTCCTCAGTGAAGTACCAGATATGCTCGTCAGGCTTGAAATGTTTGGAGGTGAGACAGTGTTCTTCATTGAGGTAAATGGGCATTGAGAGGAAGATCCACTTCGGGTCGGCTTGGAGGATCCATTCTGCCGGATTGGGGAGGTGTTCCAAACTGTCCCAAAAGGTCAAGATGTCCACCTCTTCTCCCATCTGCCAGCTCCATCCGTAACGGTCCAGCCACTCCAAGGCAACTGGGTTGATGTCGGTCCCGAAGGCATTCCACCCTTTCTTTCGAAGTGTCTCGATGAAGATCCCGCTTCCGATTCCGACATCGACCAGCTTGACGTCTGAGGGGTCAATGATCCACCTCTCCAGCATCTTGCATCGCAGGTCAAGGAGAATCTGACCCTGGGGAGTATACGCCATCTGGCGATACTTCTCCCAATAGGCTTCATCGTACGGAAACGGTTTCCTGGGTGGGAGGTATCCGATGCCGTTCTTCCACTTCCATCCTTGGGGTGGAGAGGGTCGATTCATAGCATTCATTCAGTGCGGCCTCCAATCGGTCTAATGGGATGAATCGGTCGCAGTCGTGTTCGTACGAGACGCACCGACAGAAATTCTTGGGTGTTACGTGGCGGAGAGGGACCTGACAAGGAGCATCTACCATCTCGGGTCCATTCAATCCGCCTGCTCCGCCGTGTAGAATGATGGCAGGGACGCCTACCGCCATTGAGAGAGGGATGGCAAAACCGACGGTGCCGACGACAAATCGAGCAGTGTGGAAGAGGTCGATCAACTGCTCGATCGAAAGCTCCCCTCGTTCGTAGTATTCTGTGGCTCGAAGGGGTCTGGGACCATCGTAGTATTCCAGGGGCGGGTCAATGTCGGCCACCACGATCGTCTTTAGTCCCCTAGCGTTGCACCAATCAATCGCGAACTGGATCGCACTAGGGTCGGGTCCTCGATTCTTGGCCATCCATTCGGTGCGGAGGGTATGAGGACGGATGACGACGTAGTCCTTCCTCTCTGTGGCTGATGGGCGTAGCTGGAGAAAGTATTGTTTCGGGTCGATCCCGGCACAGTAGCACAGGCCTTGGTAGAGAGGGATCCTTTGCTTCTGCCAAGGGGTATAGGTGAGCCTCAAGAATTGCTGAGGGGTCGCTTGAGGTGGATTTTTGAAGAGGGCCGAACTCCGTCGAACGTTCTTCATTTGCGTTCGTAGATGAGAGAATGCCGGAGTACAGGTCACCTGAGGCAGATCCGAATAGATCTGAGGCCAAGGGGTTTCGATCACACAGTGATCTCTCTGGGATAAGACCTGGACCACACCACGTTGATAGATGTTGTCGCCCAATCCGAGCATCCCGCGGATGTAGATCATGGGTTCCTACGCCTTCGAGTCTCCTTGAGGTGTGGGATCCAAGTGCACCGACAGTTCGGGTGAAGGGGAATCTTCCCCCGAGCTTGTTCAATGGTGAAAATCTTGCCCTCTTGAGGACGACACTGAGGGCAGACCCTCTCGTCTCCAGCGGTGCTCCATTCTGCCTGAATGCCTAGTTCTTCTACCCCCAACCGTTCGAATGCATCCAATTGACCTTCAGCATGAGCGAAGATGATTTCAGTTCGTGCGAGTGTGAAAGCTCGCCTGAACGAGATGTCTTCCAGCTCTGAGACCATCTTCTCGGCGACCTCGAGGGGTGGCAATCCGACAATCATTGCCTCCGCCAAGATCTGGTTCATTCGGGTGGCGGTGCCCTCTGAAATACCTTTCAGGTTCTCAAAGGTTCTCGTCGCAAGGAGCTTGACCTTGCTCATCGCCTCAGGAGCGAAGGCGACATGTTGAATGAATTCTTCTGACGAGTCATAAGGAGTCAGGATCCCAGCTCTATCTGTGCTCAGGAAGGCATTCCGCATCCCTCTCTTGTAGGCGGTGTCGATGTACGTTGCCACCCAAGGCGTGTCGAAAGGGGCGTCAGGGGATGGGAACAGCAGAGCTCGCTCGACTTGCTGTTTGAACCACCGGTTGAAAGCCTCGAGTTTCTGGGGGTCGGTTTCGAAGACGAAGTTTCCAGCCAGCCGACCCATCCGAGGGACACCGATTTGATCGGCCCAATATTGCCGGATTGCTTTGGCCAGCTGATTGAACCGTCGCTTCATCTCGCTGATGAAGCGCTGTCGAAGGGTGGTGGTCCGAGTAGGGTCGACCAGAAGCGGATTCTTCATGGTGTTCCGGTGGGAGGCTGTTCTTCTCGACGAATCACCTCCATCGAATCTCGCAAGGCCGCATTCGCCTCACTGTCCGTCAACCCCATGATCAAGGTCAGGAAGTAGAACGGCGGCATGACTTGATCTCCTCCAGAGTTGAGGTATTTGGAGAGGGCATTCGCCTTGAGGTCTGCGATGTTGGCTCGATCTTTCTCAGACGGATTCTCTAGATCCGGCCAATAGACGAGGATCCTCTCAGGTGTCGGCAGGATGCCCATTGCGACCAATCGTTCGACGAACGGTCGAATCAGATAAGGTGTGAGGTAGCTCTCTTGCCTGCCTCGAACTCGGCGCATCCAGGCTCGAGTGTCTTGCTCGGAAGCCAATTGAGAGGCTTCTGAACCGATGAAGATGCGCCACGGGACACCGATACCGGCGGCGATGAGCCGGAGTTGGACCTCAATGTGAGGTGCCGGGTTAGCCACCTCAACCGGAAGCGGATTGGCCCTCATTCCGATCGTGGCCAGGTACCGCTGGAGTCCGTTCATGTAGGCTTCCAATTGCTCCCGGATGCTCTTCAGGTCAATCTCGGCATCGGAAGTGGCTTCTGTTGCCTCAAGGGAGAGGCCTGGGAATCCTCCTTTCCAGAACATCTCACCTGACCCGCCAGCGATCTTATGTAGATCCAAGATCCGGTTGAAAACCCGAGCCATCCTCGGTTCACCGTAGATCTGGGAGGAAATGCGGTTGTCAGCAACGTGGATGACTCTCGACCAGTGCACCTTCTGAGACACCGTGGAGACACCGTCCACCCCACTAAACTGGATGGTGTAGTACTCAGGCCAACCGAATCGCGGGTGGCTCGGATCAGTGATGAGCGAGTTGATGCTCAAGACCGATTCGTCGAAGGCTCTCAGGTAGAGGAGTTGGTGCCTTCTCCTGGAATTCAAATCGGCCGGCTCTGACAAGTCTCGGCCATCGTCTATCCCAATCAAGATCACCCCGTACCGTCCGATACCACTCAGGATATCCGCATGGTAGAGTGTGGGGAAGATCGGGTAGTGAAGGATCAATTCGTTCCAGGCCCTCTCAAAGTCCGTCTCAACATCTTCTTCAGTCTCGTATACGACGGGAGGTCGAGACCAAGATTCTTCAGGCCAAACGGATACCACCCGCGCCGCTACATCCCCTCGCTGGAATTTTTCCAGGAAATCTTGCACTGTGAGGGTGGCTGGATGCCCACACTCTGCATCGATGTCTCGTCTTGGGTCGGACAGCCTTCGAAACAAGCTGAACCGACTCATGATCTGATTTAACGCACCTCTCACCATAACGCACCGATCCTTTTCTTCTTCTTCGTCAGGAAATTGAATGCCATCGCGCAGGCGTCCACCTGATCCTTGAAACGACTAGCTGGGAAAGCTCTAAATTCCTCCAACAGCTCTCGGTTCCAAGGTGCCTTCACCATACCTACTGTCCCGGCTCCAACCTGGGACGCCAGCGGATAGGCTCGAGCCTCCTTGGTACCTGTAGGCCGGATCAGGTGGACTGAGAATCCGGAGAGGTTGGCTGCGGTGTTCTCTCCTGACTCCTTCCCACCTGAACCGCCTTCAATCTCGACCAGAATCTCAACTTCTTCCCCGTCCTCCTCGGCTGTCTCTCGGATGATCTGTTCACGTCTGGCCGAATTCCACTGACCCCGGCGAACATCCAAGATCCAGTACCGTTTCTGATCGTCCACTCCGAACAGAACCCCGACCGAATAAGCTCCCCCTTCAGTCGTACCGGCCTTATCCCAAGCTCGTACCTTTCGGACGATGTTGGGGGGAGGTTCCGGGACAATCTGAATCTTCTCCACCTCAAACATCCCACCTCCCAGCGGCAC